CAACCTGATCACCAAGTCCAACGGCGCGATCAACGGCATGACCGAGCGTCTGGTGATGGCCACCGCCCCGTCGCTGATCAACGACATCCGCCGCACCAACAGCTTCGGCCTGTCGGCGGACAAGAAGATCCGCGAGACCTACCCGAACATCGAGTACGTCGCGGTGCCGGAGTACGACACTGCCGCCGGTCGCCTGATCCAGCTGTGGGTCGCGGAAATCGACGGCCAGGTCACCGCCGAACTGGGCTTCACCGACAAGCTTCGGGCCCACTCGGTCGAGCGTTACAGCACCAACACCCGCCAGAAGTTCTCCGGCGGTACCTTGGGCGCGGTGATCTACCGTCCGTTCGCTGTCGAGCAGACCATCGGCGCCTGACCGGGCTGTAACAGGTTGTAACAAAGACGCCCGGTTCTCCGGGCGTCTTTGTTGTGGTACGCTCACGCGCGTAGACCTACCCACCAACCGGAGAACACCATGAACGACACCACTTCCTTCGCCGCAGCTGATGGCTGGGGCTGCGGCACTGCCGTCGGGGAGGGCTGAACATGGCCCGTAAACCCAACACCGCTGCCCGTCCTGGCGAACTGACCGACGCTGCTGGCACCGTCACTGTCGGTTGCCGCCTGCCGCACGGCCTGGACGTCCATGTCGAGGGCTTCGGCGTGCTGCACTTCAATGGCCAGCACTCGCGCTCGATCATCGTTCCCGAGGCCCGTGGCTTCCATGGCCTGACCAGCGGTGTGCCGGCCGACGCGTGGGCCGCCCTGCAGGACCAGTACAGCGATGCCAAGTGGCTGAAAGAAGGCTTCGTGTTTGCCGCCACCAAGTCCAAGGACGCCATGAAGGAAGCCGAGAACCTGGGCGACCGCGACGCTGGCTTCAACCAGCTGGACCCGGAGAACCTCAAGGGCGATCTGGCGCGCATCGAAGCTGCCACCGAGGAATAAGCCGCCATGGCCGTCGTTGTATTCGACCCCGCCCAGTTCAAGACCGCCTTCCCGCAGTTTGCGAACGCTACGGACGAATCGTTGACGGCCCTGTTTACGATGATCGGCTTCTCGTTCATCGACAACAGCGACGCATCCATCGTCTGCAATGTGGACCAGCGTGCCGCCATGATGAATTTCCTCATGGCGCACATGCTGACCCTGTTCGGCTACGTTACGGCTGGCGGCACGGTCGTGCCCGGTACGGGCGCCGTGGGCCGCGTAGCCTCGGCCACTGAAGGCACCGTGTCGACCAGCCTGTCCTACAGCATTCCGGCAGGCGCTACCGAAGCGTGGTACAGCCAGACGCCATATGGCGCCGCGCTGTGGGTGATGATGGCCCCGTTCCGTAGCTTCCGATACGTCATTGCAGGTCAGTCGGGTATCGGTCACGCGCTGGACTATCAAGCCAGCGCGCGCGGCCCGCTCGGCACCGGCCCGTGCGGTTACGGCGGGACGCACTGACCGTGACGACCGTCCGCCGCTCCGGCGTCAAGATCCCCGAGGAACTGCGTGAGCAGTTTCAGCCCGGCATGGTCAAGGCCGGGGTGTTGGCCGGTGCGATCTACCCGCAGGACACCTACACCGACCACCGCACGGGCAAGCAGGTCAAGGACGCCCGCGGCGGCATGCCGGTGGCCGTCATCGCCCAAGCGCTGGAATACGGCCACGGCCAAAACCATCCGCGCCCGTTCATGCAGTCCACCTACGCCACGCAGAACCGCAAGTGGTCGCGCGACCTGGTGACGATGATCAAGGCTGGCGCGGCAGCCGACACGGCGCTGCGCACGGTCGGCGTGCGCATGGCTGAGGACATCCAGCAGACCATACGCGACTGGCCGGCAGACAACAGTGAGGACTGGGCGGCCGTGAAGGGATTCAACCATGGCTTGATCCAGACCAACCACCTGACCAACTCCATCGACTCGGCCGTCGTGCTGCGCGATGGCGATTACGGCGAGGATCCGAGCCCGTGAGCATGAACCTGCACGCCCTCGTGCGTGGACCCATCCAGCAGGTCAACCGTGACTCGCCCGGCACCATCTACGTGTCCACTGGCCACACGATGGTGTGGGGCATCAGCACGCCCACGTTCCAGTCGATCGAGGCGCAGCTGCAGGTGCAGTCGGCCAGCCACGAGTCGCTGTACTACCTCAATGGCCTGACCGAGTCCAAGGCGCTCAGCATCGTCTACGCCTACGGCAACTTTAGCACCATCAATCGCCCGGCCGGCACCGGCGGCGACCTGGTGTTCGTGCATGGCAAGTGGTGGGCAATCCAGAACGTGCTGGAAGGTTGGGATGACGTCAGCAACCCGGAGTGGTGTAGCTTCTCGATTACCCAGCAACTCAACGCCGCAACGCTGGAAGGCCTGCTGAAACAGATCCAGAATGGCGCCGTGCCGCCGCCCGTAGGAGGCCCGTGATGCCCGCAGCAACGCTCACCCCGACCGAAGACCAGACCTTCAATGCGCTCGCGCGCTGGGTCGGCAAGGTGCTGGACCTGCCGAGCGATACCCTGCAGATCGTCAAGGGCTTCCAGAACAACACGGCCACCCCGACCGGCAGCTACGTGGTGATTTCGCCTGGCATCATGCAGCGCCAGGACTTTGGCCGCCGCTACTACGACCCGGACAATTCCCTGGCCATCCAGCAGGCGCACCTGACCTACAGCTACCAACTGGACTGCTATGGCGCGGCCGGGCCAACGTGGGCATCAATCCTGTCCGTGGCCTGGCGAACCATGTGGGGCGTGGACAACATCGTACCGGATGTGCTTACGCCGTTGTATGCTGACGCACCCCAGCAGCTCAACATCACCAATGCTCAAGGGCGGTACGAACAGCGCTTCATGATTCGCCTGTACGGTCAGGTCAACCAGGATGTAGGCCTGCCGCAGGACTTCTTCGACCACGTCCAGCTTGATTCCATCATCGTCGCCGACCAGCTACCATAGGCGAAACTGCCCAGGAGGCAACCCCGTGAGCAACATCCCAATTTCCCAGATCGTCCAGATCAACCCGAACGTCATCGGCGCTGGCGGCGCACAGGGTTCGCTTGACGGCCTGCTGCTGACCCAGAACACTGGCGTCCCGGTCGGCCAGTTGCAGGTCTATTTCCGCGCCAGCGACGTGTCGGACTTCTTCGGCCCGAGTTCGCCGGAGTATGCAGGCGCGCAGGTCTACTTCGCGGGCGTCCTGGGCGGCGGACAGCAGCCGGCCAGCCTGAGCATCGCGCGTTTCGCTGCGACTGCCGCAGGCGCTGCGGTGTTCGGCGCACCGCTGACCTTGACTCTGGCGCAGCTGCAGGCCCTGAGCGGCACCTTGATCGTCACCACGGCGACCACGCAGACCTCCAGCACCATCAACCTGGCCGCGGCGACCAGCTTCACCAACGCAGCCTCGCTGATGACGGCCGGTTTCACGTCGCCCGACTTTGCGATCACCTACGACGCGCAGCGCAAGCGCTTTGTACTGACCACCACGGCGACCGGTGAAGTAGCTGAAGTCTCGGCCGTGACCGGCACCCTCGCAAACAGCGTGGGTCTGTCGGCTGTAGCAGGCGCCTACCTGCAGGCAAACGGCGCCGACGCCGACACCCCGGACACCGCCATGGCGCGCGTGGCCACCCTGTCGGGCAACTGGGCGATCTTCACCCACGCTTGGGCTGCTGACGAAGACGAGCGCCTGGCCTTCTCGGCTTGGAACAGCGCCCAGTCCTTCCAGTTCATCTACGCCCCGTGGGACACCGACGCGGCGGGCTTGGTCGTCAACAATCCGGCCAGCTTCGGTAACATCGTCCACGCCACCCCGTACCTGAACGTGGTGCCGGTCTACGGTGACCTGTCCAACGCGATGGCCGTGCTGGCTTGGGGTGCTTCGACCAACCTGCAGATGACCGAAGGTCGCAACACTCTGGCATTCCGTCAGCCGGTAGCCGGCGCCGGTACGGGCGGCTCAATCAGCTCGGTCGTGGACTCGCTGTCCAACGCCGAAGCGCTGCTGTCCAACGGGTATACCTACCTGGGCAGTTACGCCAGCCAGGCCAACACCTACACGGTGCTCTACAACGGCTCGATCGCAGGCCAGTTTGAGTGGGCCGACACCGCCCTGGGCCAGATCGCACTGCGCCGCAACCTGGGCCAGGCGCTCTTTGAAACCCTGCTGGCCTACAAGTCGCTGCCGTACAACGCCGAGGGTTACAACGCGATCTACCAGGGCGCGCAGGACGTCATCGGTCAGTTCGTGGCCAACGGCGTGATCCGCTCGGGCGTCAACCTGAGCGCCTCGCAGCGCGCGCAGATCAACTCGCAGGCCGGATTCAACATCGCAGGCCAAGTCGCCGATCTGGGCTGGTACCTGCAGGTGACC